AAACTCTACAGAGACGGACAAGCAGGGGGGGGAGGGGGTCCGGGAATTAGGAACGACGGAAGCGGCGACTAGTCCCCACCCCTGACATTTTTTTCCACAACCGAGGCTCCGCCCTGGCTGCTTCGCCGCTCCGTGCTGCGTGCTTGTGCGGCGCGTATGTTGCGTGTAGGTGTTGTGCCCTACATCTTATGTCGTTTACCGTATCTTGTAAGCTTGTGCGTGCCCGTTATGGGGCTGGTTATGACTTGGCTAAGTGGGTTGAAGGGGTGGATTATGTGAGGAGGAAGGCGTTTAGTGGGGAGCGAGTGGTGTTCAGGAAGGGCTTTTTGGATGAGCTAGGAGGCGTTTCTGAGGCGTCTAGTGTGGCTGAGGTGACTGGACACAGTTGCTCAGTGAGTTCAAGGGAGGCTGAATCAAGTGATCTTGAGCAAGTGCTTAAGACGCAAGTTGTGGATCAAGTTGACGGCGAGGTTCAGACTTGTGGGAGTGGAGTGTATGAGTGTCGCGTGGTTAAGCGGTTCAAGAACCAGCGTTATGTTGAGACGGACACACAAGGAGTGGTTTATGTGGGAGGCAAGGCTGTTAAGCTTGGCCAGATGATTGCGGTAAGTGGAGGCAATCTTGTGCTTGTTAAGGCAAGAGCCCGGTGAATCCGGGTCTTCGTGAGAAGAGTTAGCTTCTTCTTCTTTGCTTGTTTTCTTCTTCTTCTCTTCTCTTCTTCTTATCGAGAGCCTTTTAAGGGGCTCTCGAAGAGAGAAGCTTTAGGCTTGTTTCTCATTCGGTTCTTAAATCAGAACCAAACGAAGAAACCAACAATCCGGACGAAAGATCCTGAGTTCAGAGCATAGTAGCCCCTAGACTCAGCATTGCTGCTTAATTCTAGGGGTGCTACTAAGCTTTGAGCAAAAGAAACCGAACGATCCGTCCGATGAGTCCTTTCGTCGTCGCACTTGGCACAGTCACATGGCATACAGAGCTACCCTTTCAACGGTTAGCCGTCCTCTCTCGCGGGACGTGACTGTGAGTAGTTACCCGGTTTTGAGACCACCGGGGATTTTGAATTCAAGTAGGCGTCACTTGAAACTCTGATGTCAACCGTGCTTCCTTATCTCAGGCTGGCAGGGCTTACGCGGTGACCTCCTTTTGGTCACGAGAAGGATCCTACAAAACTGACATGGACGATCAACAAAAAAGTGCGGTGATTGAGAAGATTTTGGAGTTCCCGCTCAGGGAGCATCCGATCATGCCGAACCCGAGCAAGGTGGAGCGGCAGCGCATGATTGAGAACCTTGGCCCGGAGAAGGTGATCGAGATGTTCGTGATGCGGGAGCAGCGGATTGTGGCTGAGCTGACTGATCCCTTCCGGTACGGGACAGAGCTGCCAGCGTGGAAGGATGCTGACGATTTGATGACTCGGTTCAACGAGATGCTGATCTTGGGCGGGAACCGGGCGAGCAAGACGGAGTACGCAGCCAAGCGAGTGGTCCAGGCGTTTGTTGGTCATGACCCCAGTGGGAACACGCCAAGCTGGATCAGGGAGAAGGCTGAACGTCGTGGGATCAACATCTGGTGCCTGCACACGACGAACATGACAAGCGTTGGGTACCAGCAGAATGTCATCTACAAATACCTGCCTTCGGAACTGAAGGAGGTGAGGAAGAGCAAGACGACTCAGGTGAGCTGGACGCAGAAGAACGGGTTCAGTGACAACACGGCGGTCTTTCAGAAGAACCAGATGTGGTTTCTGAACTACGCTCAAGACATCAAGGTCATTGAGGGTGGTGAGGTTGACTTGATTTGGTGCGATGAACTTGTGCCGCAGGACTGGCTTGAGACGTTGAGATACCGGCTTGTGACGAGGAACGGGAAGCTGCTTGTCACGTTTACGCCGATCCTTGGGTACACGCAGACGGTCAAGGAGTTCATCACGAGCAGCAAGTTCACGAGCTGGAAGGAGAGCGAGCTTCTGCCGCACGCGAATGTTGTGGGTGTTCCTCCAGGGCATATGCCCTACACGGCTGAAAGCCTGTACGGACGCCACGCTTGTATTTGGTTTCACTCCAAATTGAACCCGTACAACAACTGGGAGCGCATGAAACATACGCTCAAGAGCCGAAGTACGCATGACGTTAAGATTCGTGCTTATGGCTGGGCGGAGCAAACGGCTGGCAGCCAGTTTCCTCTGTTTAGCGACAAGAACATCTTCACGGGGCCGGTGACAGAGATGGCCAAGGAGGGGACGAACTACATGGTTTGTGATCCTGCCGGAGCACGGAACTGGTTCATGCTATGGGCTAGGGTGGATCCGGCTGGAGTGATCTGGGTTTATCGTGAATGGCCGGACATCTCTTATGGTGAGTGGGCGCTACCTGGAGACAAGTCGGACGGGAAGCCTGGCCCGGCGCAGAAGCAGGGTGCTGGCAGGGGAGTTGAGGAGTACACACAACTTGTTTGGGCTTTAGAGACCCATTCAGAGAGCAAGAAGCGCGAAGAGATCGCTGAACGGTACATTGACCCGAGGAGTGCCGGGACAGAAGCGGTGAGCAAGGATGGTGGCGTTACTCTGCTGGACTTGATGATGGATGTTGAAAACCCGCTCCACTTTATTCCATCGGCTGGGGTTTCTGTGGATGAACGTGTGCTGATTATCAACGACCTTCTGTGCTATGACCGGGAGATGCCGATTGAGCATGGGAAGAACCATCCCAAGCTACTTATCCATGAGTCTTGCCAGAACTTGATCTATTCCATGCGGGAATGGACCGGACAAGATGGACAGAAGGGTGCTTGTAAAGACCCAATCGATGCTTTAGGTTACTTGGTGGTTATGCAGCCAAGGCACATTGGAGGTGCTGAGTGGGATAAGCAGATGAAGCGTCTCCAGACGGTTGGCAGCTATTAAGCGTATGGATTCCAAGACAGATTTGCTGGCGATTGCTTCAGATACTCCGCATGTTGGGGAGCTTCTGAACGAGTACAATCGTGCCATGGTCAACGCCAGCCAAGGCAACTTGGTGACCAAGTTTGATAACATTCGCTTCACAAGGTGGCCTGGGCAGACAGATGACGGGAAGAAGCACTCTGAACACAGGCCGGATGGGAGCCCAGCTTGGCCATTTGAAGGGGCTAGCGACGTCAGGAACCGGCTTATCGATGCGAGCTGCAATGAACTGGCAGCTTTGCTTGTGACGGCCTTCCAAAAGGCTGACATTCGCGTCAATGGGACTGAGTTAAGCGACATGTCCGGCAGCAGTGTAGCGACCACTCTGATGCGCTGGATTCGCGACAACAAGATGCCGCACCAGCTCATGAAGGAAGCTGAGCTTGGGGCTCAGTATGCGCTTCAATATGGCTGGAGTGCCTTCTTTGTTGGATGGCAACAGAACATTAGCAAGCGCACCCAACAGATCACGATGCAGGAAGTGATGGGGCTGGCGGCTCAATCTGGCAGCCAAGTGCTTCAAGAGCTTCCGAACCTGATGGTTACAGCTCCAGATCAAGCTATTGAGATCCTTCAGATGGCAGTCCCCGACCTTTCGGCTTCTGAAGCCAAGAGAATGGTCAAGGAGTTGGCTGAAACTGGGGTCACGACACTGGATGAGGAGTATGTTAGCCGCAATTTGCCTGATATTGTGGCGTTAAAACCGTGGGATGAGATCATTTTCCCGCCGGAAACAGCAGATTTGCAGCGGAGCCGAGTGATTTTCCGAAGAACGTGGATGTCTGAGGTGGAATTACGGGAAAAGATCACCACAGAAGGCTGGAATGCTGACTGGGTTGAGCGTGCTTTGCAGCAAATCGGGAAAAGTAGCACCTACTACAACCTCAATCTGCTGCCGACGACGACGATGCTGGTCTACAACGGCGTCAACTACATGAACATGGTCGAAGTGGTGTACTGCTACACCAAGTCGATAGATGGAAATGCTCCGGCGATCTACTACACGGTGATTTGCCCGCAGGCAGCTAGCGACAGGACAGAGGATTCGGCATCTTGGGCGAAGCATGAGCGTCTTGATTATGCACATGGAGAGTATCCATTTGTTGAGTTCCGACGGGAGCAGTTACGTCGCGCTGTGGTGGACACTCGCGGCATTCCTGAACTTGCTTCTACTGATCAGGATGAGATCAAGGCGCAGCACGACTCGATCCGAGACCACACGGCGTTCTCGACACTTCCGCCCATCAAGGTCGTCAAGCGTGTAGGCGCGATCAATAAGGTTGGTCCAGGGATTTCGCTGCCGGTTGTCAGCCCTGGGGACTACAGCTTCATGGAGCCACCGGCTCGGGAGCCTACAGTTGCGTTCAACTTGATCCGGCGCGTTGAAGCCAATCATGCAGCCTATTTCGGGACGGCCAGCGTAGACGTTGCTCCGCAGAAGACGCAGCTTTTACAGCAAAAGCTGGTGAACTCTTGGCTTTTGACGTGGAGAAGCGTGTTTCGGCAGATGTTTTCGTTGTGCTGTCAGTATATGTCGCAAGAAGAGATCATGCGGATCACTGGTGGACAGCTTCCTAAGGCGTTGTCTGAGGTTCATAGCGAGTTCGACTTCAATCTCCGGTTCGATGTCATGGACATGGATAAGGAGTACATCGCGCAGAAGATCCAGTTCCTGACATCCATCAAGCAGATGGACTCTGGTGGGGTGCTTAACTCAAACGCTTTGGTTGAGATGATGATCCGAGCGATTGCGCCAGAGTTGGCCGATCAACTGATCATGAACCAGCAGCAGGCCAGCCAGAAGATGTTCAAGGATGTCCAGACGGACATCGGCATGATGCTACTTGGCAACGAAGCTCTGTATCAGGAGAACGATCCAGCCGCTCAAACCAAACTTCAGTACGCCCAGCAGGTCCTTCAATCCAACCCGAAAGCTCAAGCGGCTTTGCAGCAGGATCCAAACTTCCAGCAGTTGTTTGAGAAATACGTCAAGAGCATGCAGATGAGCGTAATGCAGCAGCAAAACGCTGTGATTGGACGTATTGGAGTCACGCCAGAAACACCACAATGACCGAAAATCAGAAGAAAGCGTTTGGCTTTGCTGGCACAAGCATCCTGTACACTGAACTGATCAAGTTCTTGCAGGAAACCCAAAATACACTGGTTTTGCAGGCTATCAACAGCGCAACAAAGGGTGAAGATAGGGTGCATTTTTGCGGTCAAGCTGACGGCATAAACTACATCTTGTCTGCTCTTATAGAGATGAGAAGAGAAGCTAGGCTATTAAATGGCTTGACTCCTGAAGAAGATTTGGCATAACGCCAACAACGGGCCTGCCAGCGTTACTGGCTTGATTACGAAAGGACTTGCTACCTTATAGCATGAGCGAAGCAGAAGCACAGCCTGAGTCCGGGGCTCAGGAGGCAGCAGAAACACCCGTTGCTGAAAAACTCGGTCAACTTGATGAGCATAGTCTAAGTGACTTGCTTAAATCGGGATTCCTCGACGAGGAGGAGGCGGCCCCAGCCCTAGAGGGGAAGCAGAAGGATGAGCCTGAAGCTGCTGAAGAGCCGTCTAACGACGAAGTTCCTCAGGAAGAAGAAGGGGAATCCGATCAGCCTGAAGCTGATGAGAGTTCTTTGACAAAGGGTGTCCAGAAGCGCATCAACAAGTTAGTTGCTGCGAAAAAGGCCGCCCAGGCTGAACTTGAAGCTCAGAAAGCTAGGCTTGTAGAACTCCAGCGTGAGTTGGAGCAAACCAAGTCAGCAGTTCCTGCTTCTGTTCCACAAACATCTGAGTGGGCGGAGTCCTTAACCTCTGTTGACCAAGTCAAAAAGGAGTTTGAGGCTACTATCGACCAGCTTTTGTGGTGCGAACAAAACCCAGATGGAGGGGTGTTGCCCTTGCCTGATGGGAAAGAGCTGGAACTGAGTCAGGATCAAGTCCGCTTTCTTAAAGCTCAAGTATTGCGACGAAAGGAGATCGAACTGCCGAATCGCTTTCACTACCTGCAAAATGAAGCAGCGGCTGAGCGTGAAGTGGTTTCAGATTTCCCATGGTGGAACAAACCTGAAAGCGAAGAGTACAACGCCGCACAAGTTGTGTTGCGTGAGTTCCCTGAGCTGAAGAAACGGCGTGCAGATTGGAAGCATGTGGCTGGTTTGGTTGTTCTTGGAATGAGGGCGTACAACGACCTCAAGGCCAAGAAAGCCGCTCCTGCTGCGGCTCCCATCAAGAGAGCACCGGCACAGCCGAGTGTTTCTAAAGCGCCCCCAGCGTCCGCAAGTTCAGTCAACGACTTGGCGAAAGCCAAAGCTCGTTTTGTTAAGGATACATCCAGTCAGCAAGGCATCAAAGACTTGGTAAAAGCAATGGGCTTTGTTTAAGCCCGCCAACTTCAACTTGAAAGACAACTATGCCTCTACTTACTGAACCTAATTTGAGCGGTCGCGGTAAACGCGAAGACTTGGCTGACATGATCGCCCTTGTGGACGCTCGTGACACGCCTATCACATCCATGGCCCGCAAGGGCAGCAAGCCCGGAAATATGTATTTCCGTTGGCAGGCTGACTCGCTGCCTCAGCCCGTCGTGACTGGGATCGTTGACGGCACCGACGTGGTGTCTGGCGACATCTCCAACTACGTTGTTGGGTATCGCGCTGAATTGGCCAACTACGCGCAGATCCGTCGTCGCGTGGTCCGTGTCTCCAATCTCACTCAGGACATTGCCGACGTGGCTGGTGTTCGCGACGAGTTGGCTGACAACGTGAGCAAGGCGATCACTGGGATCAAGCGTGACTTGGAAGCCATTGTGGCGTCCAACCAGACAGCGCAGGCCGACAACGGCAGCGTGCCTTACCTCACGGCTGGTCTTCAGACATGGATCAGCAACGCTGGGACTGGCACAGCCACCCCTGGCGACATTCCGTCGATCTTCCGCACTCCTACAACCAGCATCTTGACTGGAGCTTCCAGCTCCCTGACAGACACAGCGGTTCAGGGTGTTCTGAAGTCGATCTACGACCAAACTGGGCACTACGCCTCGTTTGACGCTGTGGTGGGAACTGACCTGAAGCGTGCGTTTACAGCCCTGCTTGGGACAACCGCATTGACGACAACATCCACAGCCGGAGTGACTGGCAGTGGGGCAACAAAGATCCAGACCTTCCAGCGTGACGCTGCTGCGGACACCTACATCCAAGCGATGGACGTGTTCCAGGGCGACTTCGGGACGGTCCGGCTGCACCCCTCGACGTTCATCGGCACGATTGCTGGTGGCGTGTGGACTCAGACCTCGTACAAGGGCCTGCTCTTGAACATGAACCTTATCGAACTCCGCTACGGCGGGAACGTGGCTCAGGTTAAGACGCTGCCTGACAACGGTGGTGGCCCTACTCGTTTGGTTGAAGCGGTTGCCGGTCTTGTCGTGGGTAACCCGCTGGGCCTTGGCAAGTTCGACTACAGCTCCTAGTATCCTCAACGCGATACCTGCGTCTTAGTGGTATGACAGCCGGGAGAGACCGGCCCTCTGCCTTGATGCCCTGAATGGTAAAGGACCGGTTTTGTAAACCGGCGCGAACAGCACTGTGGGTTCGATTCCCACTCAAGGCTCCAGCTTTATGATTGAAATCGACGGAGAACTGTCTGTTCAGCTTGAAAAAGAGCTTCGGAATGGTTGGCAAAAGAACCGAGTTGACGCTGCTATCGACGCCAAGCGTGCCGCTAAATACACGCACATGCGGCATAAGTCGGTTGAAGGGTTAGGCCAAAAGATTGCTAGCATTCCGACGACTGCGTTTCATTTTTGGGGGCAGAAGCTTGGATACGGATGTTGGGAGGACAAGGCGTTTATGCGCGAATTCCTCCGCGATAACCCCCAGTGTCGTG